TGTGAATCCGAATAATTTAATAGCTATTTTAGGTGCCTCTCATTCTATAAAAATGGAATAGGGGTTGCCCCCTATTCCTCATTAAACAACACCATCCTCAATTGATTCCCACCACTGATATGATAGAGTAACTGTAAATTCTTCTATCGCATCATTTGATCCCCAATCAACATCAATTGGCGATACATCAGTTGGGAAACAACCGATAAATTTATATTTCTTTAACTCATTACCACGCTTACCAAACTGCTTAACTTCTGCGTCAGATGTATATGAACTTAGAAGTAATGCTGCTGGATTTCTAACGTTCAAATTGTGACTATTAAGTGCGTTCATCCATCTTTCAAATGCATTACGTACAACAAAATCTTCATCATTGATGATAGAGATTGTCCAATCTGTGAAAGTTCTATTGCCCGCAAACTTTAATTCACGTCCAAAATATTGAACTGGCACAACACCAATTGTACTTCCTGGTAATTGTGCAGTCTTACACATAAAGGTTAACTTTGTCTGTGCGTTCGCTGGTTGTGAAAAAGTTGGGAAAGGCATAGTAACTTCAAATAGGTTCGGGCGAGCGCCGTCACCTGTCATTTGAGAGCGGAATTCATTTACTGAAAATGCCATTTATTTTCTCCTGTTTCTCTTTATTTATTAGAAGCGTCCAACGATTTCTTCAAAGCTTACGCCTGTACGAACCGCAACAAAGTTCAGTTGGATGTAGTTAATTGAACGTGCTGGTTTAATATAGATGTCACCAATAAACTCGTTACGATCAATTACTTCCGCAGTGTTATTTGTTTCGTCGCACACAACACGGAAGTCAGTAATACCACGGCGACCTTGTACATCACGCAGATATGGTTCTACGATAGAAACAAACTGTGCTCTTGTAAATTGATCGTTAAATTCAAATAGTGACGATCTTGCAGCACGGGAAATTGTTTTTTCCAGTGCGATGAACAGACGGCGAACGTTGATACGATCAAACGCTGATGGTTTTTCTAACAGAGTCTTATCACCAAACAGAATTGTACCTTCTCCAGCAAATGTAACAACTGGATTTACGCCTTTAACATACAGATCATCTCTTTCTGATTTGGTTGGATTCCATGCCAACTTGATGCTGTTACGGACTTGACCGCGGTTGATACCACCTGGTGAATACCATGGATCACGTTCTAAGTCTGTACGAGCACATAGACCAGCCATGTCACCGTTTAATGGTATCCAACGATATACATCGTTGTATTTGTCGTACTGATATTTCCAACCAGAATCCATCACAACATAAGATGATGATGTTAATACGTTACGATATGCAAGAATATCTGTTACTTCATCTCCTGCATTATCAACAACGTCTGCCTTCTCTGGAGAAATAAACAGAACACAATCACCACGATTTTCTACTAAAGAAATTAGACTTGTAACTGTTGTCTGATTTCCTGGACCAGAAATTACTAGACCAATATCCACTGAATCAGGATTTTGGAATTTGTTATATGCATTGATAATATCTGAATTGCCGATTGTACCATCAGCACCACCAGATAATGATGCAGTAAATGGAGAAGTAACTGATGTGAATGTTAGACCTGATGCAGCAGAACCCAATTTGTGCCACCTGGTTGATGACCTGTCCACCAAACATATCTTGACTTATCATTGATAATATTTTTATAGTAGTTTGATGATCCATCTGCTGACTTGGCATCAGATGCCTTAGATGCAAATGCCCACTTTTCTAGAATTGTATTTGCCGCACCTGTAAACTTACCATCTTCGTCGATAACGATGATATGAAGTTCATCATTTGTGCCACCATTATCTGTTGCATAGTCAGATGTTCCTGGTGCAATACCAAAATTATCTGCATATTCCCACTTACGTAGAATTGCTTTACCTGCAACAATACCACCTGAACCAACTGCTGTACCGATACCGATTGATGTTGCAGAAACGTTTGCAACACGAACGTATGATACACCGTCGTCGTAAGAGATTAAATCGCCCACAACAAGACCAGTTGTTGGTGTACCTGTTACATTAATTGTTGTCGCACCTGCTGATGTAGCATTACATGTTACTGAATTTAATGCAGTAAGATTTGATGAGAATGCTGTTGCTGATGGACAGATAGAAATTTTTAATGAATTGCCTCTATCTCCAGCATACTTTGCAGTTAATGGACCGTTTGATGTATTTGCTGTACTGTGATTTTGGTCGTAATCTGTCTGATTTTCAATCAGAATACCTGCACCATTTGCAGTAGCATTAAATGAGGATGTAGTATTTGCTGAACGTACAACACGTAAAGCATTTGAGTAAGCTAAAAAGTTTGCAGCAGAGAACCAGTATTCATAATTGCTTGACGTTGGTGTACCAAAACGATCAGCAAGACGAGTTTCATCAGACACAGTAATCACTTCATTGACTGGACCCCACGAAAACTGACCAGCAAAAGCACCAATAGAGGTACTTGTTGATGGGATAACGGTAGTCAGGTCAACTTCAGATACGCTTACTCCTGCTGAAAGTTGAACAGACTGTGGATTTCGAAATGCCATTGGATTTCTCCTTTAGTTGAGGGATCAAATTTTTCTGTATGGTCTATTTAGTTTTTTATAAACTTGACGATGGATAACCCAATTTCTCAAAATCTGTGTACATCCAGGTGTCTTT